CCCTGCCCAAGGTTGACCAGGATCGGCGAACCGGGATTGATAACTCCACCCTCTTCTTCGTCCTTGTCGCAGATACCGTTGTTGTTGTTGTCGGGACAGACTGGCGGGTGGTAAGCCGTGCAGGTGCCCTGATTCGTTTCATTCGCGGAAGTGCCATGCCAGCAAGAGAAACAATACATGCTGCCGCAAAAACCGCCCCTGAGCTGGCACGTAGTCATGTAGTTACTAAATGGCACCTGTTCAACTGTGCAGTTGCCGCCCGTCTGGTGTTCCGGCGGCTCCACGCAGCCGTCCACCCGGAATTCCACGTCGTATTCGCACTGCTGTGCTTGAAGCGGCTCAGGGCACGCCGCGTAGTAGATTTCAGGTTCGTGCCGATCGAAAAACCCTTTCAGACACGTCTGCGCATTCACGGATGTCGCCACGCCAGCGCCAACGCAGAGCAACACGACACAAGATACTTTTCTCATTCACATCCTCCGTTTCAAAAAAGGTCAGCGCAGAGCAGTGCGCCGCCCGGTCAGCCCACTCGCCGGCCGCACGGTGCAGTACACCTACGTTCGGATCTCCGTCTTCACGCTCAACCCCTTGACCGCCTCGGCGAGCTTGATCTTCACCGTCTCTTCCAGTGATGCCGCGATTGACGACGTGACGTTCCTCAGCGCGTTCGTCATCGCTTGGCTGATGTGATAGTGCAGATGCTTGTGGATCATGAATGCGATCCGCTTCTGCTTGCCGCCGTACCAGCTTCCGCGCGCTTCCTCCTTCGAGTGGCCATCTGAATCCACTTCCTCGCGCAGGTACGCATCGGCGCGCTGCGTCAGATACTCGATGAACGTCAGCGACTGGCCAGTCTTCTCGCCCCATACGTTCGTCGCCTGAAGCGTGTAGTTCTCGATCAACTCGCCGACACCGGGGAGCACGGTCCGTTCCGCGATCTCCGCGACCTTCGCGTCGATTCGTTCCTTGACGAGTTTCCGCATCGTCTTCGCGAACTGAGTTTCACCGACGTAGGTGAACTCCTCGCCTTCATCGTCCGTGTCCGTGACTGCGGATGTCATGAGCGACTTTGCGATCCGGTCGACGACGCGCGTTTGCAACTCCTCGGAGGTAAGGCCGATCGCTTCGAGTATGCTATCCATTGCTCCTCCAGTGCCGTGGGCATGTCGCCCTTCCGGCAGATGATCCGATGATGCATGTGCACACGGGTCTCGTGAACGGATGCCCGATTCCTTGCGCCCAATACCTGTGCGCCGGATCGTCCTCGTACAGACCGCAGCGTTCCTGCATGAATTGCTCACGCCACGCGCACGGTTCGCCGCAATCGCCGATCCAGTGAATGCGCCCGCACGCTCCGCACGGCACCTTCGTTGCGTCTTGTCCAGCGCGCATGAATCGCGGCTTCGTCGGGTCGTGCTCTTGCGGGTTGATCGCGCTATCCATCCTTCACCACCCTTCGAACTCCGGCATCGCGTTCCAGTCTTCGGCTGTGACAAGTACCTGTTCGATGGTGAACTCGTTGCCTTCGTCCTCGCCGGCAACGTCGCGCGCATCCTGCTCATGTTCCGAGACGCACCACGCGCCCTCGGGACTCGTCGTCTTCCACATCAGCCGATCGTCGCCATGCTCACGCCGTGGTTCCATTCTTCCTCCGATGCTCCGCCTCCACCGCCTGAACGCAGGCGCGGCAGATGGGGCGTCGCCCGATAGCCGAGAACGTCGAAACGCGAACCGCGAAATAGGATTGCGCCGTGCGGCCACACCAAGCGGTTAACAGCGGCGGGCTCGGTAGCGGGTCGCGTTCAGCATGCACTGGAGAATTGACATCGTAGAAGCCGGTCAGCGCGGCGCTCATGTGCGCCTGCCCTCGGCGCGGTCCGCCGCGATCCGGTTGCCGTCTTCCAGCGTGAGGGGGATGATTGGAAGCGAGTTCGCGTTGCATCTAATCCGGTGCCTTGCGCCGCACTACTGCACGCTGTGCGACGCCGTAATGATCGTTCCGCTCCCGTCATGTCGAATCCTGGCGATATGAATCCGAATCTGTTCCTTCACTTCTTCACCGCCTGCGTAACCTTGTCCGCAAGCTGCATCGTGTGCAGCGACATGCGCGTTGCGAGATCTGCGGCATCCTTCGCGGCGAGATCAGGCAGCATCGCTTCGAGACGCGCGAACTCAATCTCGCGACCCGACTGCACGCCGATCATGAAAATGGTTTTCGCGAGGCGGAACTCTCGTTCCGCCATGATCGCGTTGAGGTTGAGGCGCAACACCGTGTCCTCCCACGCGGCGCGCTTTGCTTCGGTGATGTTGGTCATTTCGCAGAGTCCCTTTCTCATCATGCGTGGCGTTTCAGTTGGGTGTCATTCCTCTTCCGACTCGGGCATGTCGTCGGATTTCACGGATGTCCGTGATCGGTCGCGAAACGTTTCTTCTTGGCCGATGTGTTCACTTCATTTTTGAAGATCGCTGTCCATTCAGTCGGGTTGCCAATGTGAATCTCCCGTATCGCCAAAATCAACCCTCCGCTGTTATCAACTACGATGTAGGAGTTGCCGGACTGATGGCGAACGATATCGCCACGCCCAAGTGCTTGCATTTCCTTCTCCGTCATCGCTCACACCCCTTGCCACTGATCCACCCCGTACTGCGTCGGATGATCAGCGTTGATCGTGCGGTAGAGGTACGTGTCGTGGGGTGAAGTTCCGGCGTGATTTCCGCTGCACAAGACAGTTTTTCGCATCATTCGCATCCCTTCTGCCGCGCGTATTCCGCGTGCGCGTCGTAGCAGTCTTTGTCCACCGTGTCGCAGAAGTAACGCTCGCAGTGCCCACACATCGCGCCGTGATCAAACGGCCTGTCGTCGCCGCATGACGAGCACTCGAACGTTGGCACGTCGGAGTCTGGTCCCGCCCACGCTGGTGTGCGGATCTCGGTGCTAACGATGCCGCGTTCCTTCCCGGCTTCGAGCAACCGCAGAAGGTCCGCAACGATCTCCGCCCGTGTGCGGAGTGTCGGTTTCTTGGCGCCCACTTCGATGTACAGCGGCTCGCCCAACGGATTGCCCTGAGCCTCCAGCATGTAGGTGCCGCTGTGGTCGGATCGCCCGATGATGCCGCGCCCTCGGAGTTCGGTAATGAAGGTCATTCTGCGCCCCGTCCCTTGATTCGTACGATCGTCCACATTGGGCGTCACGAGGATCGCCGCCAACTCAGCACGCAACGCTTCTCGAAATGCTTCTGCGAATTCCGGCGCGATCACAATGATTCTCCGTGTCGGGTCAGATAGCGCCACACGGCCGGTTCGCCGTCGTACAGCACGAACGGTTTCGTATTGAGCATCCAGAAGTCTGGCATGCCGTTGTTTCGCTGCATCCGGATCGCGTCGGCCTCGACGCCGGCGGCATCCTGCACGCGCACGACTTCTCCATGGGGCGGCAACTCGTGGCGGCATTCGATCCAGAGGTGGTCGGTCATACCGGCACTCCGAAAGGGCCGACGCGGATGCTTCCAGACGATTGCATTTTCTCGATCGCCGGACGCAGTTCCGCTTCGTACTGATCGCCGCGCCATGAATTCGCGCCGAATCGAACGCCGCGCGTCTGAATGAGATCCAAGCAGACGACGTAACACTCGCCCGGTTCATCCGTGATCGCTGCGTACCACTTCGCGTTCGGGATCGCCGCGCCAGCTTCGACGTTCAGGAACGCGGCCTCTTCGGCAGACACGTTCGCAACTTCGCCAGTGAACAGGACGGCGTAGAAGCCTTTCCCGCTGATCCCGTTGCGATGCCACGATACTTCGGTGACAGAGTTGACAAGTCTTCGCACGTTTCCTCCGAAACTTCCCTTCGGCGCTGGCATGAACGCCGTGTCGTCTTCGTCGTCGTTGTAGATCATGTTCACTCCTCGATGTAAATCGTCACCCGGCGCACGTTGGCGTTGCCCGCGCGCCGCGCGGCTGCCTTCGACGGGTATACCGCCGTTGGGTGATTCGGTCGGAGCAGGTCTGGCTGCGGTACACCGTTCGCGTTGACGCCAATCCATCCTTCGTATTGGCGGCCACCCACAAGCGCCGGAAGCCACTTTCGGCCCGCCATTACGCGCCTCCCTCTTCCGCGAATACGCTGGCGATCCACCCGCGCTTCCGCATCTTCGTGCGCATCTCGTCGCGTCGCTTTTCCACCAACGCCACATTCGCCTCGTGAATGCTCTCGTCAAAGTGCTCGGAGATGCCGTCGCGGATCAGCCGTTGCAGAACGTCGGGACGCAGCGCGTCGAGCTCCCACGCGTCAGTGAGCCCGTGCTCTTTCACGTACGATTCGTAACGCGAACTACTTTCCTCGCTGGTGTGCGGATCTCGGCTTCGACGATTCCGCGTTCCTTCGCTTCTTCGAGGACGGCCAACAGGTTGTCGATTGTGGCGGTGCGGGTCATTTGTCGGTCCATTCGATAACGCCAGCCGCTTCGGACAGGATCACGTAGCCGTACTTTGGCACGTCGAACTTGTGCTTTAGTCGGAACGCTTCGGACCTAGTGCGTTCGTCATTGATCCGCTCGACGCTTTCAACAACGACACAGAGATAATAGTCGTCGCGCCACGTTTCACGATCTTCGGCGAATACGATCTGCTCGCCGTCGAAGTAGCCGGGCCGTCCGTCAAGGGTGTGCATGTACAAAACCTTCTTCATCGCTTCTCCTCGTCGGTCAGACCACCTCGTTCCTTCCAAACGAAGTACCGCCACGCGACCGGCTCTCCGTCGTAGAGCACGAAAGGTTTGGTGTCGAGCATCCAGAAGTCTGGCATGCCGTTGTTTCGCTGCATCCGGATCGCGTCGGCCTCGACGCCGGCGGCATCCTTCACGCGGACGACTTCTCCGTACATCGGCAACTCGTGGCGCGTCTCAATCCAGATGTCCGGCGGATGCGCGGTCATGGCTTCACTTCCAAGTGCGTGCAACCGACGCAGCAGTAACCGCGCTTTCGTTGCTGGTTGAACTCGCAGAACGCCCGAGAAGCGCCGCAGTCGTCGCATGGGTCAGCGGTCGTGGGCGGTCTCCACGCTTCATTCATCGCGTCTTCGAGCCGATGCCGCGCTATTCCGATCGCGCGCATTTTCTCAGCCCACTCCGCTTCCCGCATGCCTCCGCTATGCTGCGCGTCGATATTGGCGTCAATGAAAAGGTCCAGCGCTGAGTGCGCCGCATCGCGCGCCTTTCTGTCCTTCGTTCGGTCAGCAGCAATGATGTCGCCGCTGGCGGACCGATAGGCGTACGGCTCATTCCTGTCAGTCCGCAAGCGTACGTTGCTGTCGGTGCATGCCTCGCAGATACTTTGCAACACTCCGTCGAAAGTGTAATCGCGCGGCTTGCCGCAGTTGATACACGTTTCGGCAATCACAGCCGGCCCCTTCGCCAACCCCTGAAGGAACACGTTGGAAACCGGCTCAGGGACCGCGTCGTAGTGACACGGGCAAGAGCACGTCGGAGCCATCGGCAGGATGTTGCAGCAGCGCCCAAACGGATGCGGTCCTGATGGCCCATGCGGTACAGAGGTTGAAGCGTGCGCCATCACGCGCCTGCCTTTCGGAGATCGCTGGCGTAGAGGCCGAGGTAGATGCACTGACTCGCGGCGACGTAGTTCACGAAATCAACGATTGCGGCCTCGGCAGAGATGCGGTTGAACTCGATGCCGCTCATGACTTGGTTCATGTGCGAGTTGCGGCGCACTGATTCTTCGATGCCGCCCTGCGCATATTGGCGCGCCATCTTCGAAAGATACCGAACCAGGTCACCGCGTGTTTTGAGTGGTCGCACTCCGGGTTGCTCCGGCTGTACCTCCAACGTGAAACCATCCGCCAGCAGTTCGCACACGTTGCTCGCCGGCGTGAAGTTTTCCAGTTCGCGCGGAAGTCGAACGAACGCACCGTCTTCCTTGCGGGCGATAACGATGAACGGCTCGCCATGCTTCGGGTGATGGGCAACGATCTCAATGTAGTAGCGTGGGTCGTAGTTTTTCACTTCCCACTCTCCCTCAGCGCCTCAATTGAGCGAAGTTTCTTCGCCACCTTAGCCACGTCGCTGTCTGCGATCAACGCATGGATGATCGCGGAGGCAGACCACGCTGGCCCCTCGTGATCCCGCACGTCCCTCGCCATCGCATCCAGCTTGTCCGCCATGTCGTTGTTCATGATGACGGTGATCTTCCGGTGCGGCGCCGGTACGCTGATTTCCCGTCCACGTTTGCCGTTCATTGCCACCTCCAGCAAACAATCTACGCCGAAGTATTGACTTTGTCAAGGTTGCGTACTACATTGTGTTCATGCAACCGAAACACTCCCTGATCCTCACCTGCGCATGCGGCGTGACCGAGCGGTTCGCCGCTGACAAGCGCTACCTCCTCATCGCCCTTTTCGATGCCTCATTCTGGCGCGTGGTCCCGACGTCTGACGGACGGGGCCACGTCGCCACATGCCCGAAGTGCAACGGCGGAAAGCTCACCCACTTCGAGCACGCGGAACGGGAGTTTGCAGCATGACGCTGAAACGTAAGCCGCGCGCTCACGAACGCCTGTCGTACGTTGACGACCGACGCCGTCAACGGTTCGGCACCGTACTTCGATTCTTTAACGACGACATCGTCGTGATTCAGTACGACGACGACACGGCCGAATCGCTGTTCATCTGGCGGTTCCACGACGGTCTAAACAACCGGCTCTCACACGTCGAGGTTGCGCCGTGAGAAAGCCGACCTGCATCCTGTGCGACGAACCAGAGTTCCTGGACGGCCTCTGCGAAGGACACAATGATGAGTTCTGCGACGGTCCGAACGAGCAAAAGTTCAACGACTTCGTGCGCGGGCGAGTGCACGCCATGCGCGAGGCGGCGCTGAAGTACATGGAGTGCGTCGCGTCGGAAGTAAGCCACATGCGGATGCGCGCGCGCGAGTTCAAGGCGCAGCAGATCAACGGGTTCACGCTCGCAAACTCCGTGTTGAAGCACTGCGATGTGATCGCGAAGGAGAAGTGATGAGAAAGAAACTGATGGGACCAACGATCGATGTGACCTATGCGGGTGCATGCCGTCGCGCGCTTGCCAACGCGAAGCAGTACGGTCAACCCTACTACGTGCGACCCGATAGCAACGGCGGATTCTGCGTCACCGAAGTGCGCGTGTCGCCCTTTACCGTAGTTGCCATTCCGAAGCTCCACAACCCCGCCGAGTCGGAACTGCGTAACATGGAAAACTGGCCGGTGCCGACGCCATGATCTGCATTGGCAACCGCTGGTCGAACCGTCACCGCTGGTCGGGTACGTACCGCAACGCGGCCGGCGAACTGGAGCAGGCGTGCGCGCGCTGTCCCGAACTCCGCACCGGCTCGAAGATCCCGAAGCATGAGCGCGAGTGGTTTCTTGCGCGCGAAGGAGCGAAGAAGAAATGACCCTCTACGGCATTTGGTGCAAGGATCGGCTCGGCGAAGGCGACTGGTTGCGACACACGACACATCGGGAAGGCATCGTCGCCTTCACATCTGAGCGTGCTGCGAAGAAAGCGGCTGCGTCGGAATACGGGCGCATGAGTTACGCCGAGGTGAAGCGGGATGATTGGTGCGAAGTGCGACCGATCGGGGAGAAGTGATGAAACGCCCGCGTGACTCGCAGAAGCAAAAGCTGTACAGCGCGGAACGTGCAATCGCTTCCGAGACTGTTGGCGATGGCTCTATCGCCGACGTGACGCTGTTCGTGAACAAGGTTCTGAGCTCCGCAGTTGTGCGGCGCAACTACCCGAACACACCTACTCGGCTCCACGTGAAGGATGGTCGCGGCACACGGATTGCGCGCGGCGGATTGGGTGGTCTGAGCCTGCCTGCCGGATGGGCGCGAAAAGAGTTGGTCGTACTCCATGAGATCGCGCACGCTCTGAACAGCGCTGATGCCGAATACGAACGACGCAGAAAGACGGATCGTGCGGCACGAGAAGCAACCGAACGCGGAACGAACTATTGGCGCAACGACTTCGCTGCGCGGCGAAAAGAGATCGAGAAGTGCGAGCCGCGCGCGTCGCACGGGTGGCAGTTCGCGAGTATCCTGCTCGACCTCGTGCGGTGGTTCATGGGCGCTGAGCAGGAACGGGCGCTGAAGGTCGCGTTCCGTGCTCACCGCGTGCGGTTCACTGCAAAGAAACAACTGTCGCCAGAACAGCGGCAGGCGGCGGCATATCGTCTGCGCGCTGCGCGTAAGCGGCTGCTGCTAGCAGCGCACGAACCGCCGCAGCTTGACCCGCTCGGCGAACAGTGGGAATCGTGGATTGAAAGGAATTCGCGATGACTGCACACGCCATCGAAGTAACCGTCTCCTGCCCGTGCTGCCGTGAAAACGTGCGCTCCGCCAGCGATGTCTACCGGTACGCGCGCGCCTATCTGTGCGACATGCATCAACGCATCTGGCGCGCCGAGGACGTGCGCCAACACGCACGCGGAAAGTGTCCGTGGTATCCGCGCCCGTGCTGGTGCCACGAGGAGGAAGGAGCATGAAAGCCATTTCTCCGTGCCAGACGCGCTCAGGTGGGAAGCACAAATGGGGCGCAGTTGAGCGCAGCCATGAGGACGGCCAACTCGTGCGGTTCTGCCTCTCCTGCACGACACAGCAAATCGGTTCCAAGATCCCCCAGGAACAGCGCTACTGGTTCGAACAACTGGAGCGCGTGCGAAAGGCAGGCTACGCATGAAGACCGATGCTATCTTCGTTGTGCGCGACACTGTGCAGGCTTCGAACATCGCCGCATTGCTCGGTCGCGCAATCTTTTACACGTTCGAGGACCGGGCCGTCGCGAGGATCATCGCGCCCGACACTGGCGGGTTCGTTCGCAACGACATCAAGCGATACGATGATGATTCTGGCCGATGGAGCACCGGCTCCGGTCTCGTGCTGAACGAGTGCGATCCGGGTGAGTACTGTCGGAGCAGCGCGTGAAAGCATCAGCAGTGAAGAACGCCTCTGCCATCGAATCTCGTCGCCGCGCAATGCGTCGAGCGAAGAACGGCCCGCGCGATGCCGATGCTTGGAACGCGACCAACCCGATTGGTACGCTCGTCAACCTGACGCGTGACGATGGGACGGTTGAGCAGACATTTACCCGGTCTGCGGCGTGGTGCCTCGGCGACGGGACGCCAGTCATCTTGGTCGGACTGCGCGCGGGCGGGTATCTGCTGGATCGCATTCGGAGGCGGATGTGAGCAACTACGTTCAGCCCCTCACACCAGGAGAACTCGCCGCCGCGCGCCGTCATTTGGACGAAATCGCGGATGCGGATGCGAAGAAGGTAAGCCCGCCTGCCGATACGATCTCGCCGATCATGGCGTTTATCGACGACATCATTGATCAGTCAATCGACGCATGCGATACGGTCGCAGTCATCGTTCCGGAGGACCAGTTCGAACTTCTCCGCCTCTACTACATCCGCCGGCGCGTGCACCTTGAGATCGACCGGCGAGAAGAGAAGGCGATCGACTTGCGGGTTGAGGAGAACGTGTAGATGCACTACCGGATGACGACACCGTGCGACGAATGCCCGTTCCTGAAATCAATGGCGCACGGATTCACGATCGCTCGTCTTCGCGCATTCGCGAGCGGCGAATTCGCCTGTCACAAGGCGTGCGACGTGGACGATGACGAGGGCGTGTTCGTTGCGCGTACCCCTGAAACGCCCCACTGCGCTGGGGCGCTGATCTTCAACGAAAAGCGCGGGCAATCGCATCAACGAATGCGCATCGCGGAACGCCTCAACCTGTACGACCACACGAAGCTGAACATGAAAGCACCCGTGCGTTGAACCATCGTCGTCGTACACGGCCGCATTTGCATCCTAACTACACCATGCCGTACACTCTGCCGCATGGCAAGTACACATTGGGTAGCACAGACCTTCGCCAACATGCGCCGCATCCTTCCAGAGCTCCAACCGCGAAAGCTGACGGCTCCGAATGGCCACCGGGCGGTTGACTGCGCGGGACAGCCGGGCAAATGCTCGGCCTGCGGCGGCGATCTTGAACAGCGAAGGACGTGCAAAGCCTGCAAGGGCAGCGGCTACGATCACGCCCCCGGCTGCCTTTGGGAATCGACGCGTGAGCATCGAGTCCGGATCGAGAAGACGCTCGCCGACAAGTACGGCGTGAAGCCGGGAACCATCCGGGCGTACAGCACGGACTTCGGGAAGAAGTCCTATCGCCGTCCAGAGCGTGACCGAGTCAAGATCTTCGCGGACATTGAGGAGTACGGCGCCGTGCGGTTCAAGAAAGACGGCACGCCCGTCAAGAGCACGTTCGGCAGCGGACCCTCGCGCGATGAAGTTCTCGACACCACGCCCGTCGGCCGCAACGGCCACCCAGCGCGCAATTGACGCGCACCCCTAAAGCAATATCATTCCGCTCCGCACGGACTGTGATACAGTGTGTGGCACGGAGGATTTGAGCATGGCGAAACGGAAGAAAATTGATGAGTCCACCGATGACATGTTCCCGCAGAAGCAGATTCCGGCAATTGAGGAAGCGTACCTCACGGCGGACAAAAAGCGCGCGGAAGTAGAAGCGACAGCAGCAGCCCTCAAAGATCTGAAAACGGAGTTGAGGGATCTTGAGAAGGCGTTGCGGATCACCGTCAAGACCTATGCGGATCAGATCGACAAGCAAGAGACGGAGGATCAGCTTCCGGATCTCATCTATGAACGTGGCGTGTTCAACGTCGAAGTGAAGGCGCACGAGCGCATGACGTACAAGCCGGTGCGCGAAACGGGCACGGTGTAACCCATGCCGCTCCCCGCTGCGTTCATGCTCGTTTGCGTTGATTGCCGTTTGTGGTTTTGGCTTCTCGGTGGTCCGGCGCTGAACCTGCCATTCCGTTGCTGCCGCTGCTCTCGGAGGCGGCGATGAGCGGGCCGTCGGAGTTCCCGAACGCGCCTGTCGTGTTTCAAGGCGAGACCGCCATGACCGTCACATCTCCCGGCGACGTCACAGATCTTCTGCGGTACGCGCTCGAAATGGGGCGGGACGCCGAGACGATGGAGCGACTTGTCGGACTCCACGAACGCATTACCGACAGGCAGGCCGCAACGGAGTTTGCGGTTGCGCTCGCCGAATTCCAGAACGAATGCCCGACGATCCCCAAGTCGAAAAGGGTTTCGTTCGCGAACCAAGGTGGCGGCACGACCTCGTATGCATACGCCGAACTTCCGGCGATCGAGAAGATTGTCCGCCCACTCCTTCACGCCCGCGGCTTCTCATACAACTGGAACACGGAAGTCAAGGACCGGTTGATGACCGCCACGTGCAAGCTGCGCCACGTCAACGGGCACAGCGAGACAGCCTCGTTCTCCGCACCGGTCGAGAGCAAGGCGGGCATGAGCGAGCAACAGAAGTACGCGTCTGCTCGCCAGTACGCGAAGCGACTCAGCCTGATCGACGTGCTCGGCATTTCCACAGCAGACGTTGAAGCTGACAGCTTCGACATGGAACCGATCCTTCCGGAAGAGGCGGCGGCACTGAAGGCGCTGGCGAAGGAAGTGGTGGCGAATGAGGAAGAGTTTTTCAAGTGGATGAACGTTTCGAGTTACGAGGAGATCACTCGCGGCAACTTCAAGCGGGCGCAACGCGGGCTCGAACATAAAAGGCGGAAGAAATGATCCGCCTTGATTTCGCGCAAGGATCCGACGATTGGAAGTACGCGCGTCTCGGGATTCCTACCGCGAGCGAGTTCCACCGCATCATCACGCCTTCGATGAAGAAATCAGGGTCGTGGGACAAGTACGCGCAGGAACTTCTCGCGGAGGAAATGCTCGACCATCCTATCGACGAATCCGAATCGCAGTTCATGACGCGCGGATCCGATCTCGAACGAGACGCGCGCAAGTATTACGAGTTCGTTCAGGGCGTCACTCTTGACGCGGCCGGCTTCATCGTTCGTGATGACGGCCTAGTCGGTTGCTCTCCTGATAGCCTCGCCGGTGACGATGGCGGACTGGAGATAAAAGCTAAATCCGCCGCCATTCACGTCGGCTATCTTGTCGGATTTGCTGACCGTGAATTTAAGACTCAGGTTCAGGGATGCCTGTGGCTCACGGGCCGAAAGTGGTGGGATCTACTGCTGTACAACCCCGAGTTGCCGTCGGCGATTCATCGCATCGAACGTGACGAGAAGTTCATTGCGGAGATCGAACACCTCGTAAACGAGTTCATTCAATTCCTCGCACACTGCCGCCAGGAATTAGTGCTTGGTGGGTACCTCTCGCGTGAATCTATCGAAGCGCGGCGCGTCAAGCGTCAGGAAATGGGGCTGCCGTGTTGATCGAACGTCGCCGCGAGCTCGGCGTGAAGGAGTGAGGGCATGGCGCACGTATGGGACGTTCTCGACTCTGATCAGTACAACGACAATTGGGAGCCTGACTTTAACGAGACTTACCGCGCTTGCTTGTTTGGTGACGCGTGCCTGTGCCCGCACTTCGACCACCGCAGCGATGAGTGTTACACGGCTGACATGGCAGAGGATTGGGCGGCGGAACAGTCTACGGGAGATCTCTCGTGAGTTGCTGCGGCAAAGGTCCGTACGGCGACGGCGCTTCCGATTCAATATCCGGCGCGGAGTTTGGCAGCATCGCTGAAGGCGAGCCTCTGATCTACCGCTACAAGCTGTGGCGCAAGATGTCGACGTACTCCGACGAGCGGACGCTCCTTTTCGTCATGCTAAACCCGAGCGTGGCTGGCGAAACGCACAACGATCCGACCATCCGCCGTTGCATCTCGTTCACGCTGCGCGAAGGATTCGGAAGACTCGCGGTAGTCAACCTGTTCGCGTACCGCGCTACGAATCCTAAACGGCTCGCGTGGGCTGACGATCCGGTTGGGCCGAAGAACCATGAGTACATCGGCGCTGCGGCTGCGGAGGCCGCGCGTGTGGTGTGCGCGTGGGGCGCCATTCCGAAGCGTTACTACGACCGGCGCGATGCCGTCGTGCGACTCCTGCGCTACCACCATGAGCGGCTATGGTGTCTCGGAACGACGAAGGCGGGCGAACCGCGTCACCCGCTGATGCTGCGCGGCGATGAGCCGATGGTGGAGTACCGCACGTGATCGGCGCATCCGTCCACCTCGACACCGTTCTACGCGCTGAACAGCGGCACGAGATCTCCATCGGCGAGCGCGACGAAACGCGGGTCCGCGTAACGCTCGCGTTCGATGCCGAGATCGGACAGGAGGAACTCGGCTGGCGCATTCGAGAGGTGCGATTGGAGTGCGGGTTTAACCTTGAAGACTTGGCGAAACGCATCGGAAGGACTGACGGCCTGCTGTCGAGGATAGAACTCGGCGGCTTGCCGTCTGTGACGCTCTGCGTTCTACTGGCGATCTGCGACGCCTGCTCGTTTGATATCGGCCGACTCTTGGCGCCAACGTGGCTCGGATCGGCTGGTGCACATGCCAACGCTGACGAGGTTCTAGTTCGATGACAACCAACCCTAAATGGCGCGCGTTTGATCGCGCTCGAAAACGCCTTGCGAATGCTCGTTCACGGGCCGCTGATGACGGCATGTATCCGATGCGCGATACCGCGCGGCGCCTCGCTCAAAGCGAGTTGCGCAGCGCCGAAGCTCTGTACGAATCGACGCGCGCGGCATGGATCGCGGCTGGACGCCCTGGCCGCAACACACGCTTTCGTGGAAAAAGCCGATGATCCAGTTTGTCATTCCGGGCGAGCCTGAACCGAAGCATCGTCATCGCGCGCAACTCCGTTTTAAGAAAGGCTTAGCGCTCGAGATCATGGACATGGTGCGCCGTGGCGAAGGTCCTGCCGCCGTGCAAGCTGCGATCACGTCTGGCGTGTGGATTCACCAGCATCCCGACAAGCGTACCGCGACCGCAGAGGAAGCGCTGCGCCTTCAGGTGCTCCGCTACAAGCCGCGCGTGCCACTGGCGGGGCCGATCCGTTTGGACGCTGCCTTTGTCCACCGTCCGCCTGCGAAGCTTCCAGCGGGGCGCTCTGCCGCTTGGTGGTCAACGAAGCCAGACGTAGACAATTTGTTGAAAAACTGCATGGATGCGTGGCGCGAAACCTTTTGGAACGACGACTCGCAGATCTGCGCCGTGACCGGCGTCAAGGTCTACGGGCGAGAGCCTCGGTCGGAGTTCCGCATCATGCCGCTCGCCGATTCCGACTCGGCGCAGATCGATTTGTGGGGAGGGATGAAATGAAGTTCGGCTGCAAAGCGTATGCGTTTGATCCACGCGACGCGTGGGACCCTGACTTTCCGCGTTGTCCCGTGTGCGGCGACGAGATCAGTCCCGGTAAGTCTGTCGTTGACGCTGGAAACTATCGCGAAGCGCATGAGTATTGCGTGAAGAAGTTGGCGCGCGAAGGAGCCTCGAATGGGTGACCGCACCGGCATCGCGTGGACCCAGAAGACGTGGAACCCATGGCATGGCTGCCACAAGATTTCACCCGGTTGTACAAACTGCTACATGTTCACGGAGAAGAAGCAATACGGGCAGGATCCGAACACCGTCGTGCGTTCGAAGACCATGTTCAACGCGCCGCTGAAGTGGAAAGAGCCGTCGCTCGTTTTCACGTGCTCGTGGTCTGATTGGTTCATCGAAGAGGCGGACGCGTGGCGCGCGGAAGCTGAGTGCGTCGCTGCGAAAACGGATCACATCTATCAAATTCTGACGAAGCGCATCGCGCGCGTACGCCGTGATTGCTCGCTCATCTCGCGCGAGTTCGAGCGGTGGGCAAATTCGTGGTTCGGCGTGAGTGTAGAGGACCGCAAGTACGGCCTGCCGAGAATCGACGATCTGCGCGAGGCGATCGACGACACGAATCGATTCCTTTCGATTGAGCCGCTACTAGAAGATCTCGGCGCGATCGACCTCTCCGGCATAGGGTGGGTGATTGTTGGCGGCGAGAGTGGCTTCAAGCGCCGGGAGATGGAGGTACGCTGGCTCGCGTCAATCGTGGAGCAGTGCGCCGCACAGGGCGTGCCGTGCTTCGTCAAGCAGGACTCCGCATTCAAGAGCGGGCAGCAGGGGCGGATACCTGATGATCTGATGCGCCGCGAGTTCCCCTCCGCCTTTCAGCGCGTGCTTGCGCCGGCGCTGGTGATTCCGTGAGGAACTCTCTCGCTGCCCTGCTGGCGCGCCTCTCAGCCTCGCTGCGCCGCCCGAAGTTCCCGCGCGATATCTGCGAAGGCTGCCGCATCCCGGGGCCAGCAGGCAGGCAGCCACGCGCGCGTACTGATGCGGAGATTGACCGGATGGCGCGGAAGATTCACGCGATGGGGATGCGGCGGGACGAATGATTGCCTACGCCTCGCCGGACTGGCACGCGCCGGAACTTGGACGCGCTACGTGTTGCCGGATGGCGACTCATGGTCTCCGCAACCGGCGTACATCGCACCGAAGGCTTCACACTCGCGCGCGAGATCAGCCCATCGACCCATGGAGAGTTCCTTGAAGAGTCGCTTGGCCGTGAACCTTCCCGCTCTGGAGCATGCGCGCGCCTTCTGGACCGAATACGGGCGGGTGCGGCTTTGGTAGGAAAGCGGTGGTTGACGGTTACGGCGTAACGGCGTAACCTCGTTGCCGAAATCGATCCGTGTTCGGAGGTGCTCTCCTGCCATTCGTCAAACTCGACTGCGGCATTCTGACATCAACGATTTGGGATGACTACGAGGCCCGAATAGTCTTCCTCACTGCCCTGCTTATGGCCGAGCCGCGCGAGTTCACGGAGCCGGTGCCGCAGATACATGTGCGACGTCTTGAGGGAACGGGATGGAGCGCACCGCCCGGTTGGTATGGCTTTGTAGCGGCAGCAGGATCAGGAATCGTCCGCCGCGCTGGCGGGATGTCACCGGAAGACGGGCTGGCTGCGCTTGAACGCCTCGGCTCACCCGAGCAAGAATCTCGCTCGCAGGAGCATGACGGCCGTCGATTGATTCGAGTGAACGGCGGCTACCTCGTGTTGAACTACGACAAGTATCGCGAGCGCGATTACACCGCCGCAGACCGCGTTCGAAGATGGCGCGAGCGTCACGGTGTAACGCGTAACAGTAACGCGGTAACGCGTAACGTTACGGCAACAGAAGCAGAGAGCAGAAGCAGAGAGCAGAAGCAAAGCGGAGAACCAAAGTCAAAACCGCCGCGCGCAAAGCGCGCTGACTCATCGAACGCCGACGTCATCGCCGAGATCGAGGCCTTTGAACCAGACGCGAAACAGCGCGAATGGGCGGCGCTGAAAGCGCCATCGGTGCCGGTCGATCTCGCGACAGAGGATTGGAAGATCCGCCTACGCGAGTGTAAGTACAGGACGAAGCAGGGACCGATCGCAAGCGCGCTTGCGTCGTGGCAGCGGCACATGCGCAACGCGGAAGAGTGGGGAACCTACACGAAGCGCCGCGCCGGAGGCAACGGAAGTCAGCCGGTTAACGCTTCACCTCGCCGCGTCCCGGTCTCCTACGCAGCGAACACGGACGAAGAGGTATGAGCGAGCATCTGGACGAAGACGCGATGCTCAGCGCGGCTCAGGCAAAGCTGGAGATGATTCGAGAGCAGCTTCGAGCGCGGGGCAAATTCGAGCTCCCGGCGCAACCGGTGGCAGAGGTCACAGCAGAGATCATGACGCGCCTGCCGCATCCCGCATTCACCGAGAAACCGCCATCCGCTCTGCGACCGGTCGGTACATGGGAACCTCCGTGCGTCACCGTCGGATGTGGTCAACCTCTCGGCTACCTGACCAAAGAAGGGAGCTACGGCGCGATTGTGACGTGCGAAACGTGCCGTGCGAGAAACATGGGCGACCGCCTGCGATTGTCGGGAATCAGTCACATCGAGATCAACGAACCGCTCGATGAGTTGAAGGGCACAGGCGAGGCGTTCACGGGTTACATGGCCTACTGCGCACGGTTCGCGGCGCTGAAGCCGTACGAACGGCTTGATCCGCCCTTTGCCTTCGTATACGGCAGCAACGGCGTGGGAAAGAGCGCCGCGGCCGCGCGAGCAATGCGCGACGCAATAAAACGCGGATGTCAAGGCCGATTCGTCACGCTGCAAGGTCTGCTCTCCGAGATCTACGACGCCTACGGGTCAGCAGGGGCCGCCGATCAACGGGTGTTCTTCTCCAATGTGCATTTGCTTGTCGTCGACGACGTCGGACACGAGCACGCAACCGATCACTCGATGTCGGTGTTCTTCGAGCTCGTGAATAACCGATGGCGCAACCAACTGCCGACGATCTTCACGGCCAACTACGCGCCGGATCAGGCTTCGCTCGGTGCGGTCCAGCGGGACAACGAAGCACGGATGAACGCACTTCTTGATCGTATCGGCGGCGGCGCCGGCGCGAATGTATTCCTCATCACCGGCAAATCTAAACGGGGTGCAAAACGAGCATGACAGAAACTGTCGTCGTAGTTCACCGCAAGAACGAACGCAGGTTCACCTGTGCGTGCGGCGTGCATCGAGAGTTCGCGCCACGCTCGCAAACGTTGACCTGCAGGTGTGGACGACTACACCGCCGCTTAACCGCGCACGATCCCGAAAGAGAGCGATCGGCAACGGAAACGATTGCTCACGGAGGGCTCGTGTTCCACCCTCTCGTCAGTTCAACGGTAACAGTGAACGGCGGGGACGGTTTGTACGGGGTTCAGCGTTGCCTCAAGTTTCGATGCGGTGACTGTGATGTTGTCGTTCAGGAGTGCGATCTCACGAAGCACTACGAGGCACATATCAAACGGCTCACGCGGACGGCGTAGACGAGAGGCAGATGGCGCTATGACCAACTGGAAGGTTCCTCCCAACTACGCGGTCAGCGTTCTCCGAACTGACGCGCGAACGAATCGCGAGATCGCGAAGAAGAGCCGCGATCGTGGTGCAGCCGATGCGGTGATCGCGTACTACACAGGATGCGCCGACGCAGTAGAGGAACTTTTGAAGCACATTGAGCGCGAAACGACGCTGATCGAAAGCCTTGACGCGCTTGCAACGATACGAAAGGAGATGCGGGCATGAGCGAGCCGAGAAAGCAGTACCACGTGTGGTCATGCAAAATCGTTGTCCCTATTGACACAGCATTGCCAGAGGGATTCGACAATCCTCCGCGCAGGGCGGCAGTGGATGTGATCGCGTCCGCCTTGGGCGAGGAGTCTGTCATCGCGTGCTTTTCGGGATGGGGCGGCGGGCTAAACGCGAGTGAGCGAGATTTCGTTGCCAAACACGGAAACCACGCTCACGAGGAGAAGTCATGAGCACAGAAGACAAGTCCACGTATGCCGAGTGGTCCATATTGGAGCTGATGGGCCACCGCAAACTCGGCGGATTCGTCCGCGAAACGCAGATCGCAGGCGCCGGAATGCTGCGCATCGACATCCCGGGCGCGGACGGTCAACCGGCCATCACGCAGTACTACCCGCCGAACTCCATGTACGGATTGACACCCGTCACCGAGGCAATGGCGCGCGCGGTAGCCGCACACAACGTTCCTCAGCCGGTCGCACGGTGGGAGTTGCCCGCAGCGCAGACAGCACGTCCGAGCGGCGGCAACGACGCGTCGCTGACCCGCGAGGAACAGGACGCGATCGACGCGAACGATGACATGATGGACAACGATGACTCCGAGGACTGCGATGCGATCTTCTAGGGCTGCGACGCGGGGACGTCTTTTCCTGCGCATTTTATGCGCTGTGTTAGTCACACTGCCCGTTGCCGCCCAACGCCGCCGCGCCGTCACCTCGCCGACGCCGTGCAGCGTGGACGCGATTGCGCAGTCTGACCGATGGCGACGGCTCACGTTCGAAGGATGCGTTCTGACGGCCGCAGACGGTACGCGCACGATCAGCCGAGAGGATCGCTGTTACGTCAACGCGAAGACTTTCGAACCGCTCTACGGCCGCGATAACACGCGCTGCCAGGTCTACGACCAATGGGCAGCGGCACAGAGCGGACTGGAGTTCGTCGATTGGCTTGCGGGGCAGCTCGACGAAGACGGGAACATGCTATACGACTCGCCCGCGTGGGAGTGCGAGTACGTCGCCGAGTTCAGAATTGGGCCGGTGGCACCGAAGCAGGAGGCACTTTCGACTTTCCGCATTTGGGACGCTCGTGACCCGCGCGTGTGGGGAACGGTGATCGTGCCGGAGTACGTGGACGATAGCGGGTTGAAGCCATGCCGCGGGCACGAGTGCACATTCACAGCATCGTTCAAGCTCGGATGCTGGCGACAGGTGGACATCGCGTGTCCAACGGCAGAGAATCCAAACGCGCAATGCATCGACAACGCGGCGGTTGCGGGTGCGAAGGTGAAGGTGGGTCAGTGAAGCAGCTATTCAATCGGGTATTTCACATCGAAGAAATCAACGGGGACGGCCTTTGCCCGACGTACCTCTATCGATGGACGCTCCTCCGCGTCGGAAAGCTGTTCGCGATCTACCTGCACAAGTTCGTTGGTGACGATTGGTCGTCGGATCTTCACGACCACCCGAAACGATTCTGGTCGATCGGGTTGAAGGGCCAGTACACGGAATGGACGTTTGGCGGAATCAGGCTTAAAAGCCGAGTGTACCGCGCGCCTTGGATTCGGACGTTCCCGGCCACTCACATCCACCGACTCACAGGCCCGACGCCACAGCGACCGTGCTGGACATTGGTGATCGTCGGGCGCGCCGTTCAGAGTTGGGGATTCTGGCCGAAACGAACGTTTGTGCCGTGGCGCACGTATGTCGGAAGTGACGCCGCCAAAGAAGCGAAGAGTTGCCCATGAAACCACTTTGCGTAGACCTCTTCGCAGGTTCATTCGGCTGGTCCGCCGGTTGGCTGGAGTTCGGCGGGCGTGTCATCGGTTTCGACATCGAACACGAATCGCATCATGGGCCAGTGCCGCACGGCGCCGATCTCGTGTTGCAGGATGTCCGGACGATCAACGGCGCGCAGTTCAAAGACGCATCGCTGATCCTTGCGTCACCGCCGTGTCAGGTGTACAGCTACATGTCGATGCCATGGACGCGCGCGAAGCGGATTGCTCAAGCGTTGACCGTGTTGAAGTTTGCCGGCGATGACTCCAACCATCCGCCGTTTCCAGATGGCTACACCGGCCCGCAGTCAATTGCCGCCCTGAACGAACTCTTCGAGGCCTGCTTCCGAATCCAACGCGAGGCGATAGCGGCGGCGGGACGGTTCATCCCGCTTGTGGTGGAGAACGTGAGGGGCGCGCAGCCGTGGGTTGGGCGGGCTCGCTGGATGTACGGATCGTACGCATTGTGGGGCGATGTGCCAGCGCTCATGCCGATAACGACGAAACAGCGGAAGGTAAAGATGGCCTCGTGGCGGCACCCCTCTGATCCCCGTCACGTGAAGGGTCAAGGATTCAACACGCTCGCCGATCAGCAGACGAAGGCGGAAGACTTTGTAAAGGTGGGCGGCCCACGCGGAGATGATTGGTTCACGCACCACAACCGGCAGGAGTTCGAGGATCGCGTTACGAAGAACAGCGGCGGATCATGGTTCAACGTCGCGCACAACACGACCAGCGGGAAAGGACAGAATCCGGATGGAAGGCTCATTCATGGACGGACTGATTTTTCAGACGACGGTGGGCAGGATCTGCGGCGGATGCGCAGTGATGGAGCCGTGGGAACATCGGTGCTTCGGGGCGACGATGTGCACCTGTTCGGAGTGCAGGGAAGCGGAGCGGCTGTTCCCGATGGATGGAAAGTCGCCAGCGAAAGCGGACGAAGAACAGACGTAGGCAACGGTGTGCGATTCACATCTCAGGATTGCGGCATCGAGCGACAGCTACCGACCGAAGAGGATGCCGCTGAAGGCAGAAAGCAGCGCGGATCGGGACGCGAATGGTTCGCTGGCGAAGGCACGATCGGACGCACGACCGGCTCCAAATCGAACGCCCGCAAAGCCGCATCCGCCCGAATCGCAAGAATCCCGTACGCACTATCGTTGCACATCGCGCGCTGCTACTTTCCATCATCGCGATAAGGAGACACCCATGTGGATCGGCACCGGTCTGGACTCGCAGTATTACCCGCAGAGTGAAGTCGCCGCGCGCGCTCTTGGCCCGCAAGGTCTCGGCTTCGTGAACAGCATCGTGGTCATGTCGCTCGGCCGAGACGATGGTACGGATGTTGACGATCTCGGAATCCAGCGCGACGTGTGGAACGTCGCCGATCGCTCCATCGCGGCGATCATCGCCAGCGGCATGACCGTGACGTTGAAGGTTATGCAGTGGATGCCGCCGCAGGCGAGCGACGGCAAACCGGCTTTCCTCCGAAACGAGTACGGGCCGTGGGTAAATCACGGTTCGTGGCCGAAGAACGGCGGGTGGCACGTCTACGGTGAGTGCGCCGATGCACCGCCGAAGAAACTTTGCCCGAGTTGCCAAGCCGCGCCTGACCGCGTTGCGTGGATGAACAACCCGCCGAAGATCAGCGGCGCGTGGTGGCACGACGCGGGGCGACGAGTGGCGAATCGCTACGCCGATGTGCTGGGCGGAAGTGGCAGACCGATGGAAATCGCCATCATCAACGAGTGGGGAGAAACGCTCTTCTCACCGTGGATTCGCCTGGCCAATCTCGGTCGCATTTCACGCGCCGACGCGTTCCTCCCGTACGAAACCATCCGGAGCAACTTCATGGCAGGGGTGTGGAGCATCGCGCCCGAGGCGCGAGTAGTCGGACCCGAGGCCGCGTACTTCGGCGACCTTGAGCAAGCGCTGATGGACGAAGCCGAAAGCGGTGGCACGCACTTCCACACGGCGAGCGTGCATCCGTACGCGCCGGCGGGAACGTTTCCAGATGGGGTGTACAACCGCATGGATAACGAGTTCCTTGCGACGCTCACGAAGTATTTCGGACCCCGCGCTTTCGACCGAATGGCCAGGATCACGGAAGTCGATGACGGCGGATCAACTGGCGATCCGCGAAAACCAGATGTGTCGAAAGCCGATGGCGTGCGGCTCGTGAACTTCCTGCGCGAGTTCCGCAAACGCTACGGCGCGATCATCGACGGCATGAACCTGGGCGGGCTCGAGTCGCGCCTGTTCACAGAGTGGCCACCGAAGACCGCCGCTCCGCAACTTACGCCGATGGGGCAGGAGTTACGGTCGTATCTGACCGAGCTCGCGAATGAAGTGCCGGATGTCAGCGAAGACATCGCGCGCATCCGCGCTGCCGTAGATTCCATCGAACGACGTGTTCAGCGGCGGGAACCGTGACTTGCGCAGCCTGCGGCGACGCCTCAGGCAGCAAGCCGTTTTGCGGCACGTGCTGGAAGTTCTGTCCTGAGCCGACACGCGACGCGCTGAGAAGTGGACGGGCGGATGTGCGGCGCGTCGCTGAAATGATTCGCCTTCGGCGTCAACCCGCCGCGACTCTGCGGGCGGGTGACAGAAAGCGTCGCACGGGGAGGGAGCACTTCGACACGCCGCGTTTCGCGAGCTCAAGTTGGCGCAAAAGGTAGTCGCGAAAGTACGCGTTGCCGTTCCGTGCAACACGCTGTATAGTGGTCGCTCGCTTAGGGTCGCTGGT